ACCAAGTAATGTTGAAAGCAATCATTAACGATATCGAGGAAGCCGGAGCGGCCGCGGAGTTTTACGTGGAGCGCGATGGCAAGTACGAGTTGCAGGTCGAAGGCATGAAGACCGACGGAGACGTCGAGCGCCTTCAGCGGGCCCTCGCCAACGAGCGAGACGCGCACAAGACGACCAAGGAGAGCTTCTCCTGGGTCGGAGAACTCGACGCGGCTGGCGTGCAGGAACTGCGCGACGCTCGCGAGGACCTGACCTTCCAGCTGGAGCAGGCGCCCAAGCAGGACGAAGCGGCGATCGAGGAGCGGGCCGAGCGCCTGGCTTCGCGACAGACGCGCGGCCTGGAGCGGCAGTTGGCGGAAATCCAGGCGGAGCGAGATGCTCACCTGAACGCCATCGGTCTCCACGAGGCGGCACAGGGACAGCGGCTGGTCAAGGACGCGGTTGACGCGGCCCTGGCGGGCGGCGACGCCCTGAAGCTGGCCGACGGTGCCATCGAGGATGTCCGCCCCTACGCGGAGCGGGTCATGCAGGTGGTTGACGGCCGAGTGGTCGCCAAGGACGGCATCGAGGGTGTTGACCCCGGCGCTCCCTTCGCGGACGTGCTGGCCGACATCCAGGCCTCGGGCCGCCGCAAGCATTGGTTCCCCGGTTCGACCGGCGCCGGCGCTGCGGGTGGTGACACCTCTGGCGCGAACCTGGCCGGCAATCCGTTTGCCGCGGACAGCCGCAACATGACGGAGATCGGCCGCCTGGTCCAGGCGGACCCCGCGAAGGCCAAGGCCCTCGCGAAGGCTGCCGGTGAGAACCCGGCCAAGTACGGCCTCTAGCATATCGTTGTAAGACTCCCGGGGGGCGGGGCACGTTGCCCCTCCTCCCGGTCGTAGGGCGCCTTCGGGCGCTAACGCCCCATGTAACCATATCGGCCAACGGGGCCATTTCATAAACTAAATGGCCTCAGGCCAAAACCACAAGGAGATACCATAAGATGGCATCTACAATCATTTCGGACGTCGTGGTGCCCAGCGTTTTCGCGCCCTACGTCCAGGAACTCTCGCTGGAGCTGAGCCTCCTCGTCCGCACGGGCGTGATTGCTCGCAGCCAGCAGCTGGACGCCTTCCTCTCGGGCGGCGGCCAGATCCTCGACGTCCCGGCGTGGGAGGACCTCTCCGACACCGAGCCGAACATCTCTTCGGATTCCGGTACGGCGACGCCCCTCAACATCGGCAGCAACCAGGCCAAGGCGGTTCGGGTCAACCAGAACCAGGCTTGGGGCAGCATGGACCTCTCGTCGCAGCTCGCCGGCTCGGACCCGATGGACGCCATCGCCCGCCGTGTCGCGGCGTACTGGACGCGCGCCCAGCAGGCTCGCCTCCTGGCGACCGTCAAGGGTCTCGCTGACAACAACGCCAGCATCGTGAACGACATCTCGGATGCCGGCACGGACAACAACGCCGCGGCTGACGCTGCGAACCTCGTGTCCGCGGACGCCTTCCTGGACACGTTCCAGCTCCTGGGCGACCACAAAACCAACATCAGCGCGATCGCGATGCACTCGGTGGTTCATACGAACCTCCAGAAGCAGAACCTGATCGACTTCATCCCGGACAGCGAAGGCAACGTTGGCTTCGGCACGTACCTCGGGAAGACGGTCCTGGTGGACGACGGCATGATCACGCAGGCTGACGCCTCTCTCACCGAGTACTACACCATCGCCTTCGGCGCTGGTGCGTTCCAGCTCGGTGTCGGTAGCCCCCGCGTGGGCGCCGAGGTCGAGCGCAACGCGCTGGCCGGTAGCGGTGGTGGTGAGGAGATCCTGGTCTCCCGCACCGAGTACTGCTTGCACCCGCAGGGATTCACGGCCGTGGCCGCGAACATCCCCGCCAACAACTCCAGCTGGAGCAACTCCGAGCTGGAAGACACCGTGGCACCCGCGTACGAGTTCGTTGACGCGACTCGCCGCAAGGCTGTCCCGCTGGCCGTCCTCAAGTCGAACGGGTAATTGCCCGTCCTTCTAGGACACCACACATTGACTGAGAGGGGGCCTTCGGGCCCCCTCTCTTTCATACCGCAGTCTGTGACTGCACTAAGGAGGATTCAGATGTCTGAAGAAACCAACACCCCCGCGGCCGAAGAGGTCGTTGAAGCGCCCAAGAAGCGGGCAACGAAGAAACCCGAGCCCACGCAGATGGAGCTGGTCGCCGCCCTGAATGAGGAGCGAGCGGCCTTGAAGTCCCGCCTGGACGAGATCCAGAAGGAGCTGCGCGCCGTCGCCAAGGCGAAGGCTGAGGCCGCTCCGCCGTCGAAGGACAGTTACCAGCTTTGGCTGGAGCAGAAGGCCATCGTGGCTGCTCGGAAGCAAAAGTCGGACGAGCGTTCCGCCGAGGTCAAGAAGGTCCTCGCTGAACTCGGATTCACTGACTGATAACACTAAGGGCGGGGCTCCCGCCAGAGGGGGCCCCGTGCCTAGAACCCGAAAATCTGGAAACCGCCGCGTATCCCTGTCGAAGCGTGGGCCGAAGAAGGTCAAGCTATCGAAGCCTGGCTACCGGAACACGGCGATCTATTACTACCTGAAGAAACAAGAGGACTTCGCAGAAGGAGACTATCTTGTGGACGAGAACGGAAACCCGATCGTTGACGAGAACGGAAACAAGATCCTGATCTCGTAGGAGGCATCTACACATGGCGAACGCTACTAATACGCTTCGGAATGAGATTGCCGGCATCTACGTGCTGGGCGACTCGAGCCGGGCGACCACTACGACCTGGCACCTGAGCCTCCACACCGGGGTTCTCGACGCTGCCGGGACCAACATTAACACCGAGGTCTCCGGGAACGGCTACGCCCGCCTGGCGGTCTCGGCCTCTGACTTGACGAACACGAACGGCTCGGTGGCGAACGATGCCATCCTCCAGTTCCCGCAGGCGAGCGGCGGCAGCTGGGGTACTATTCAGTCGGTCGGGGTGTTCCAGCACGCTACGGACAACGCGGCTTCGGACCTGTACTGGTTCGAGGTTCTGGACACGCCGGTTGCGGTCTCCGACGGGGACTTCTTTCAGTTCAACGCGGCGGGTATCACCTGGACGATCAGCTAGGAGGGCGACATGGCGCAGGACATACGAGTACACCGCGGAGTGATCGAGGTCACAGCGGGGAACACTACGGCTAGCGCCAGCATCACCCTCCACGACACCGCTTCCGATGTGGTCTCGGACGGGCACGTTTTTGCCCGCCGCATCTCTTCGGGCTGCGGGTCTCCTGTGTGGAACCCTTCGGCCCCTACGACGATGCAGCAGCCCACGCCCAGGCTCTACGCCTCGCGCGTCAGCCTGTCGGCCGGCTCGGGTACGACCCTGAACATCACCGCAACCGTCCACTCCCTGGGCACGGCGTCGCGCCTTGTCGCCTGGGAGGTCTGGGAGTACGTGGGTGCCCCGGGCGGCCCGAACGAGTTCGTGGCGGCGTCCGACGAGTCCGCCACCATTACCACATCGAGTGGCGCGTCCTTCCCCACGTTTTACGGGGCCGCGACCGCTGACCAGATCGCGGCGTTCAGCAATATCGTCCCGATGCAGCTGGGCGAGGAGTACGTCACGGCGGGAGACCCTGGGCTGTTCGGCGAACAGTACGGAGTCTATCAGTTCCAGAAAGGTATTTTCCTGGGGAGCGGATTCTTCACGGTGAAGAGGAACACGCCGAATAGCTCTCACCAGCTCCGGGCGCACATGACGCCCGTGGCCTTCGTGGGCTCGGCCTGGTACGCCCAGTATTTCTCGATCGCGCCCTCGGTAGCACCTCTGCCGGACGGGGCCTGGGTCGAGCTGGAGCGGCCTGTGGACTGGGACCACACTCTGCCCCTATCCCTGAACAAATNCACACCGTCGGCATCGGCGAGAGACTACGGCGCGGCGATCATACCGAACGAGACGAGGACGAAAACCGTCATCGTGAACGGCTTGCCCAACGTGGTGAACATTCAGGTAGCCGTGTCGGAGGCCGCGTCTGGCGCCCAGGGTACCGGCGCGCTGACCGGCTGGCTCCTATCTAGCGGCAACATGTCGGTGGAGCACAAGCGGTCTAACACTTACGGCGCCGACCTGACCCAGGTTTCCGTCGTCACGACCGACACCTTCGGTCTCGGCGAGGACCCGCGAAACCATGCCACCGGCATCGGCGAGACGGACTTCACAGACTTTGCGACGTCGTATGGGTGGGAATCAACCGGCTCCACCCTGTCCTTCGGGTCGCACCTTGCGAACCCCGCCCTGGTGGACAACGGCCCCTCGCAGGACATGGACGTCGAGGCGTTCCGGTCGAACAAGGACGGCCTGAACGTCAGCCCGAACGTCACATGGTGGCTACACCTGGCGACCTTCAGGGACGACAACTACGACGTTCAGCAGCCGAACACGGCCTCCCTGGAGCTGGCGCAGCAGACTGCGGAGAGCGTTGACTTCAAGGCGTACGGCTCGGCCGGCGCCTTCGCGGTTGACCCCTCTGTCGTCATGCGCGACGGCTCCTTTGATTACGTGGCGTACCCCCAGAACGCGAGCGAGCCCGCTATCCTCTCGTTCCCGGGGGAAGGCCTGGGGTACCAGTCGCCCTCCGCAGGGACGGTGCAGATTCGAAAGACGTACGAGACCCCCTTCGCGGCGTCGTCCGCCACACACCTTCGGCTCGTCTTTCGGCGGGTTGACAACGAAGTTATCGACGAGTTTGCGTTCTGCTGGCGCAGAACCACCGACACCCAGGACTTCACCTACGGCTCGGCCCTGAGTGAGGGCCGGGCTTTTGACCTGGATCCTGACTACTTCGTGGGCCCCACGATGCACTCGGTTCTGGTGGACCTGACGGAGCAGCCCAGTTGGAATGGCGATATCAACGCATTCTTTTTGCATTCCAAGGGTGCCTCTGGCAGTCAGGGGGTCACCCTCCGCCTAGACTCTTGGCGCCTCTACGCGGCGGAGCCGGACTCCATCGACCTGGGCCTCGCCCAGTCGTCGGCCCCGGCCTCTCCGGTGGTCGCTACGGCCTCCATGACGAACGTCAACGCGATGTCTTCGGCGCCGTTTGCGCCCCGATACGCTCAGTCGTCCATGGGCATGGCCCTGGACGTGGACGCCACGGCAACCGTCGAGGTGCCGGTCGTCTTCGATCCGGACCTGAGCCTGGACGGGCTACAGGTGGTGTCCCAGGGGGTATCAGCCTCTGAAGTCCCCGTACAGGGGATTCTAGCGCGCCTGACGGCGCAGGTTCAGGTCCAGGCTACCCTGGAAACGGACGAAACACTAACCGCATCTCTGACCGAGAGTCAGAACATGGAAGCGAAGGAGTAACCTATGGCCCTCGGAGCCAATAGCGACTTTAGTATGCACAGCGGCGACGACTTGACGCTGGCGATAACGTTGAAAGATGCAGCCGGCGCCACGGTCGACGTAACGGGCGCCACTGGTGTCTTCGCTATCGGAAAACAGGACAGTACGGGCAACCCCAAGGGTTCGCCGCTGTCTGAGCCGACGGTGGCGGTCCAGGACGGGCCGAACGGCCTGCTGGCTGTCACGATCGTGCCGGCCAACACCGCCTCCTTGGCGGGGGACTACTGGTACGAGCTTCAACTGACCGGCGCTGACACGAAGATCAGCACGGTCCTCTACGGTACCTTGACGGTACAGAAGGACCTGGTGGTATAAATGCCTTCAATCATCGTTGAAGATGGCACGGGCCTTGCTAACGCCAATAGCTACGCCTCCGTGGCGTCGGCCGACACGTACCACGAGAATCGGGGGAACGGCACCTGGGCGGACGCAGAGACGGCCGACAAGCAGGTCGCCCTGATCCGTGCAACGGACTACATCGACCTGAACTCCTTCAAGGACACGATCCTCGAGGACGACCAGTCCCTCCAGTTTCCCCGGTACAACCTGGAGAACCGGAACGGCGTGCAGGTCGGATCGACGGTGCCGGTGGAGATCGAAGAGGCCACGTTCGAGTACGCCTTGGAGGTCCTGAACGGCGGCGGCGAGATGGTCGAGCTGGACCCCACACCTGACCAGAGTGAGTCCCGCGCGTTGACGCTGGAGCGCAACAAGGTTGGCTCGATCGAGACCGAGCAGCAGTTTGACGCTGCCGCCGGGATCAAGACTCGCAAGTCCTACCCCCGGGCCGATCGCATCCTGATCGCCTCCGGGTACCTGATCAGCACGGGCTCGGGCCTGTCTGGTCGGACGATCCGCTAATGGCAGATCTCGCGCAGGTCGCCTCGAATCTGATCGCCCAGTTCGGGCGGTCTGCGACGCTGCGGGTAACGACGCGGGTGGAGGGGGACTCCGCTAAGCCCTGGGGTTCCTCGGGTGACACCGAGACCACGGCGGACTACAAGGTGACGGCCGTCTTCATGGACTTGCAGCAGCAGGACGTGCAGAACCGGCAGTCGACCGCTGGCCGCCTTGTCACCGACCCCGTGGCCATCGGGACCCAGCAGGTCCTGATCGCCGCCAAGGGGATCAAGATCGCTCCGACCATTGAGATGACCCTGATCGACGGGGCGCAGGAGTACGAGATCACGCGGGTGACGTTGACGAAGCCTGGGTCTACCTCTTACCTCTACACTTTGGAGGTCACGAGCTAATGGCATCTATTCAGACACGATCGCAGCTGATGGACGAAATGTTCGGGCTGCTTCAGACGACGTGGGACGCCAATGCAGACGGCGCCACGTTGATCTATGATAACATGGAGGGCCAACGGCCCACCGACCCGGAGATCTGGGGACGCGCTACGATCCAGCATGGATTCGGAAACGTGACCACGATCAACGCCCCGGGCAGTAACGCACGTGTGAATCGCCGGCGCGGTGACATGTACGTTCAAATTTTCGCTCCTGCCGGGAGTGGAACCTTCGAGATTGGAGCACTTGCTGATGCGTTGGCCTCGGCCTACGAATCGGTGCCCGTCTCATTCCCTGTCCGAATTACGGACACTAACGTGAACGAGATCGGCGTCGATGACGCCGGTGCTTACTACCAGCTAAACCTTGTCGTGGGATTCTCCTACGACCGGGTCAGCTAACTACAAGGAGACATATTTAATGTCTGATACTAATCGAGTACAAATCTCGGCGAAGCGCGAGACCACTCCTGGCACTCAGGAGACGGGGGCATTCGATGCCGTCCCGTTCAACGCTTCCGCCGACCTCGGGCTGACCCCCGAGTACGTGCAAAGCACGCAGATCGACGCGACTCGCGCGCCGGGTAAGAACCTCATCGTGGCCCAGTCGGTCAGCGGTGGGTTCGAGCAGGACCTCCAGTCGGAGACGACCGGCGGGACCGCCGGATCCTACCAGTGGCTCCAGGCCGCCATCGGTGGCGCGGACGACGTGGCCGCCAACATCGGCGACGAGGCGTTCGGCGCCACGAGCGCGCTGACTTGTTCGGGCAGCAGCCTGAACAACGCGGCCGGCGACCTGGCCACGACGCTGGGCACTCCCGCTTCGGGCCAGATGGTCTACATCTACGGCTCCGACGTGTCGGGAGTTGACGGTGTGTACCCCGTCCAGAGCCTCTTCTCTGAGGCCCTGGTCCTCCGCGGTTGCCCGGACTTCGCGTCCAACACCACCGCGACCGTGCAGGTCGTGACGCAGGCCACTCAGGGTACCGAGGATGTCTCGTTCACCCTGGCCAAGTCCTACCTGGACCAGACCACGCCGCTGTACGAGTACTTCTCGGGCCTCCGCGTGGACACGGCTTCGATCAGCCTGGGCGGCGGTGCGCTGGCCAGCCTGTCGGTCGGGTTCATGGGCGAGAGCCACGAGTACACCACGGCCTCGAGCCACACGGTGACCGCCCTCAACTCGGACGGCCCCATCTCGTCGGCGCAGCTGACGGGCGCGGCCATCCAGACGGTCGGGTCGAACAACCCGGTCGACCTTCGGTGCGGGCGGCAACGGCTTCATCACGGACGTCACGGTGGACATCGCGGCGAACATGCGTGAGCGCAACGCCCTGGGTCAGCTGACCCCGGTTGGCATCGGCCAGGGTACGGTGAACGTGTCCGGTACGCTGAACTGCTACTTCGACAACAAGGACCTCGCCGAGCGCGTGCTCGACGGCACCACGCAGGGTCTCACCTTGACCTTCGACTGCTCGCAGAACGTCGGCGACGCCGGCGGGTCGGCCCTCGGCATCTACATGCCCCGAGGTGGTCTTCACCCAGGGTGCTCCGGAGATCAGCGGTCAGAACGAAGACGTGATGATCAGCCTGAACTTCGTGGCGCAGGCCGGCAACATCGGCGGTGAGCAGCGCGCTTGCCAGATCGGGCTCGGCTACACGAACTAATTCTAACCTTGGGGGCGGCGTACTGCCGCCCCCAGCTTTCTCACACTTCCAAGGAGGAACCCCCGATGTCACTTTATGACATGTTCGAGACTAGCGAAGATATTGAAACCACCGGATTCAAGCTGGAGATCGTGGACGGTACCAACGTCATCTCCTTCCGCATTGCGCGGGCTGGTGGACGAAACAAGGCTTTCGGAACGGCCCTTCAGGCCGCGATGAAGCCGCACGAAATGGCCGCCCAGCGTGGCGCTGTCGAAGACAGTGTTGCTGAGGGCATTCTCATCCGATGCATCGCCAAGCACATTGTCCTGGACTGGGACAACGTGGTAGGCCGCGACGGTGAGGCCATCGAGTACAGCGCCGAGGCGGCGACCGCGCTGCTGACGGAGCTGCCCGACCTCCGTGACATGATCTGGAAGGAGGCACAAGACGTGGCCAACTTCCAGGTTGAGAGCACCGAGGAGACGGCAAAAGACTAAGCGGATTCATCAAATGGTCCCTTGAATGGGGCGCCCACGCTGATAGGATCCGCGAGTCCGCAGAGATGGCAGGACGTCCCGTACCCGCTACGGCCATCCCGCCGGAGTTAGAGGACAACGACGGGCGCTACGTGAATGCGTTCTGGCACCTTTCGACGTGTAGGATTGTTGGACCCTCGGGAGTACCGGGGCCCATCCCCTGGACAGCGATTGACCAGTACGCGGAGCGCTACGGGTTCGTGTACTTCGACGACATCTACGACGAGTTCGTAGCGGTCATAAGTGCGATGGACCAGGAGTTCGTAACTCACATGAACAAGCAGGCAGAACTGAATATCTCGAAACGGGAGAACAAGTTCAGCTAGAAATCATTCCTTCCTGATCCTGCCCACGGGGCGTGGTTGGTGATGAAAGGGAGGAATTGTTGGGGGTCCGGCCTTCGGGTCGGGCCCCCGTTTTTGCGGATTGAGGGGACCCCATGGCTAGAATCAGAAGCAAGCACGGTCTAATATCCGTCCAGACAAACGCAGCGCAGGTCGAGGCTTCGATGAAGCGCTACGAACGAATTTACGCGCGGAACGTGAGAGAGGTGAAACGCCAGGCCGGCGTGTTCNCGGTAATCACNNTGTACGCNAAGAACCCGCTAGACACCGGGCGATCCCGGTCCAACTGGCGGGCCCAGGTGGGCAGCCGCCCCACAGACTACGACAAAGGCGCGGACCTCAGTTACGGAGCGATGCACGCCCGGGCTGAGTCGGAGATGGCTCCGGTGACGGCGGATACGCCGACGTTCTGGGTGTCCAACAACACCCCGTACATCGAGACCCTGGAGTCCGGGTCGAGCACCCAGGCCCCNCGCAACTGGATCAAGGACACGGTCCGAGAACTACTGATTCGAATGAACAATTCCCGACTCCTGAAAGCCAATGGAGTTCACATCGTCTAGGAGGTAGCCGCCATGGCAACCGAACAATTTAACATCCTCTTNCGGTCCTCCGGGGCCCGAACCGTCCGCCGCGAGATGAAGGGTATCAGTCTCGGNCTGGCTGCGGTNGGGTTTGCCGCGCTCCGCATGGGGCGCGAGTTCGTCGAGGTGGCCGACACCTTCACGAACCTGGAGAACCGTGCGAAGGTCTTCGCGTCTAGCTCGGCTGACGCTGAGTACCGCATGGAGTCCATGACTCGCATCGCGACGGACCTGAACCTGGGCCTGGACGACGTCTCGGCCGTGTATGGCCAGATCTCGATCGCCCAGGAAGCTGCGGGCATCTCGACCGAGAAGGTCACGAAGATCGTGGAGAACCTCTCGAAGGCCACGCTTCTGTCGGGTGCAAGCTCCCAGGCTGCGGCCGGCGCGCTGCGCCAGTTCTCACAGGGCCTGGCGGCTAACCGCTTCTCGGGCCAAGAGCTGAACTCGGTCTTGGAGCAGACCCCTCTGGTCGCCGCCATTCTGGCGGAGTCCTTGGGCGTCGCCACCGGTGAATTGCGTCGGATGGGTGAGCAGGGATTGCTGACCACCGACGTGCTCGTGAAGGCGTTCGGCAGCGACATCGACAGCTTGGAGGAGAAGCTGGCCAACTTCGCGCCGCCGCTTACCATGATGCTGACTGGCTTGCGTAACCAGTTCCTCCTGTTCTTTCAGGTAATTGATGAGGAAGTAGGGTCCGCTCAGGGCCTGAAGGACTTCCTCAGCGGTCTGACGGATAGCCTGAAGGAGTGGCAGCGCCAGCTGAGGCTGGGCGAAGGCCCCGCGGCAGACTTCAAGAACGGGCTACTCCAAATGATCGACGTCATGAAGCAGTTGACCCCGGTCTTCAAGGG